AGTGGTTCATTATTATTTAGCCTCCTGAGAGATATTAGAGATAAACGCTTCAAACTTTCGGCCTGTGCCTAATTCGTTTAGTTCATCTATTGTTTTAGCAACCTCTTTCATAGAGGAGGCGGTAAAGCCTGCGCCCTTGATGATAGAGCCTTGCCATACTGAGTATGTGATTTTCATTTTCTTTTATTCTTTCGTTAGTAGTTATTATTAAGTTGTTATGTCGTAAGACTAGCAGACCTGACCGACATTTTCAAATCTGTCGCTGGCGTGTCGTGTGTGACTTACGCCACACACTCGCAAGGCTCGACATCATAGTCTAGGTCATTTCCCCAGAATATAACACCCTCGCCATTACACTCATCACAGTCAATTCTAGTTAGTGAGTTAATCATTAGTTATCCTTTCGTTAGTAGAGAGTCTTATTTGCTAGGCTCACCCTTTCGGTTTATTTGCTAGGCTCATACTCTCTTATTTAGTTGTTATAATGGAATTATATCCAATAGCACCGACATCATCAAGCCGACACGCCGTTAGGCGTGTATGACCTCTATCACATCGTAGCCTAACTCGGTTAGGTCATACTGCCAATACTCAGTATCACAGCATAGGGCGGTGATAGTAGTATCTGAGAAGTTTTCAGTAATAGATGAGATTTCATCGGAGAATTCTCCACACTCATCACAAGTAAAATTCTTAATAGACATTTCAATTTTCATTTAGTTTTCCTTTCGTTATTTCTTTATTATAGCAAGGGGCACTGACATTTTCAATTCGTAAATGCGGATAATTTGGACATCTGTGATGTGTTTCACATAATACATGTGTGATTATTATCACAAAGATGGGCGCACTATCCGAATTGTCTGATTTGCCGAATAGATGTATCATACATAAAAAATATATTTTAACATTTTAATAAACCTAAATTGTAGTCGACTAAGAAGTGACAAGGTGTATAATAAGCATATGGCCACATTAATAAAAACAATACAATTCCCTGGGGTAGATATAGTTCTACAAGAATGGGAAAAGTATAAAGACATCTTTGTAAAAGATGGAATTATCCCATTTAGAAACGCATTTATTAGTTTTGAAGAACAAAAAAGATTATTCGTGGGGCTGGGAGAAAAAATTGGCTGGCATGTTTCTACTCCATACGATGAAGATCATAGAAGAATAGAAAAGAAGACATATGATCATTGCGTACTCACTTGGCATGTAGAGCACTCATATTGGCAGAATCCTGTTTCTGCAGCATCATGGTATATGCATACCTTTAAAGAAAAAAACCCTAAAAACGGGAGAACACTTTTTTATCCTATGGACAAATACTTCGACAATCTTTCAGAAGAAGAGAAGGAATTTTCATTGTCAGCATACATAAAACTTATTCATGATCCAGACAGAGGACACAATCTTTATGAATTTATAGATCCTTCTAAAAATTGGAGTGTAGGCGAAGAATACGTTACAAAAAGACCTATTGCTATAGATCATTTTGTAAGCGGAAAAAAGGTATACAGAATAGCAAATTTGGGAGTTCTACCTGACCATTTTGACTCCATACACTTTTTAGATAATGTGAATGGAGAAAAACCCACAAAAGATCAAGAAAAAGCATATGCTAGACAAACACTTCAAGCTAAACAAAAGGTAGCTAAGAACTTTGCTAGCGAAACAGATGACATATGTTTAATACATGAGTGGCAAGAAGGAGATATGCTAATACCAGATCTATTTAAAATGGCTCATTCAATAACTGGTGGATTTCAATCCGCAAACAGAGAATTTCATGGAATATGGGCAAATCAATTTCCTTGGGCGGTAGAGCGTAAAACATACGATAATATAATAACTTTAGTTAGAAATTCGAATGGCGATGTCCATTAGATGAAAACCTGTTCATTTTGTGATAAACACGGGTACACTTCATTAATTGATAAAAATGGAATAAAATATTATCTTTGTTCAAATCACATAAAAAAAATTAAGACTATTGACTTTGATAAAAACTAAATGCTACAATTACATTCGGTTTGTGGGGGGCTTACACTGAAACTCAATATGTACCAGATGTGTAGCTACAAATAAACCTCTTTATCCTAGCATTTAAAACATGTGGGGGTAAGGGGGGCTTTCCTAAAATCTAATATCCCCAGATATTAATATAAAAGAATATAAAGATATATGGAGACAACTATGACTAAAGAACTAAAAAATATCGATTACATGATAATCGAAAATTTTATAGATCCAGAATATGCCAAGTACCTATCTGAATATTTCCTTGAGAATCAACTTCAAGATCCAAATAGAAAAGATTGGGGATATCTTTCTTTTGGCGGTAATTATGAATTTTTTGAGTCAACTAGATTTAAGTTAGAATTTGATCCATTAGACAAGATACGTGAGATGGTGTTTTTTTCTCACAACTTCTTTTTGAATCAGTATGATATAGTTGGAGACTTTATTTTAAATAGATCACATGCGAATTTAATGAGGACAGGGGCGATACTTCATTCTCATAGAGATAAACCAAGAGAAAGTGATCAGCAGGTAGAAGCAGATATGACCAATAAAACCTATGTAGCTTCACTTTTTCTAAATGACGATTATGAGGGGGGAGAGCTAAATTTAGGTGAAGTTTCTACTATAGACTTAAAACCTAAATCTGGATCCTTGCTACTATTTCCAGGATATCACACAAGACATGGTGTTAAAGAAGTTACATCTGGAACACGTGTAAACATACTTTCTCATTTCTTTGAATTAAGCTAAAATTATGTGTAGAGAATGTGGAAACTTTTCAAAAGAACATGGCAGAACAATAGATGACTCTATGGATGAGACTGTAGATTCAATTTTTAAAAAAACGGGGAAACAATAATGAAAACTATCTTTGCTGTAGCCATAATAACTGTATTAACCTTTATCCTTGGTATTACACATCAGATCATATATCAGATCATAGGCTGATATGTTTCACGTTAAACATGTTTAATGGATATGAAGTATAATAGGTCTATGTTAGCTTATGATGTTCCTTGTTCCGCCCTCATTTTTATTTTATGGGCTTATACACCAGAAGAATATGTAATGGGGCCATTTCAGGAAGAAAAATTGGCATATCTAGAAATGTTAGATAGAATGATAGAAGATGAAAATGATGGGTTCTAATTTTCGGTTCACTTTTTCGAGGAGAATATGACATTAAAAAATTATGAAATAGGCAAAAGGATAAATGTATATCGTGGCTTATTTGAAAATATAAATGAAATATATGAATTTATAAAAGATTCTGAATTAAAAAATAGTAGCATTCTTGGGTCATGGGAGCAGTGGTATGTATTTGGCAAGATACTAAGAACTGCTAAATTAGAAACAGCAGTAGGTTCAAATGAAAAATCCAAAAAAGAAATTAAAATATACGAAGAGCTGCTAAAAGTTGTAAATGTAACCTTAAAACATCATATAGACAAATATGGATATCAAAATGTAGTCGACCAATATGAATGGCAATTATCTGGTCCAAGTGTGTGTAAATATGAACCTACAGATACAGGACCACATGAAGACCCAAATCATGCCCTAACATATCATACAGACTATCAAAATGAATTTACTGGTCAACCAGGATTAAAATCTGGTTTTACCATAACCGTATATTTTAATGAAGATTTTAATGGCGGAGAAGTTGATTTCTATACTGGAGAAGAAGTTATAACATATAAACCAAAAGCGGGCGACATAACAATTTTCCCTTCTGGTTCACCAGATGTAGATCCTAGCAATCCCTATTTGCATGCATCTCATATTGTGACAGATAATCCAAAATACTTCGCAAGATTCTTTGCTGTATATTATAAAGAGCCTAGTCAAGAATATTTAGACGGAATTAATGAACATGGTCAAGAAAAATGGTTTGAGATTTTATCTAAACAGGAAGATGAAATAAGAAAAAATTTTTATATCAATAGCATTCCTTCTGATGAGATACCTAGAAGAATATTTGATATTTGATGTTCTATTTTTCGGTTCACTCCCGCCGCCGCACTTTTTCACTTATTAAGGTAATGTTATGAAATTTTACTGGTTTATGAGACATAATTATTATGATATAAAGACTATATTTAGTCAACTAGAAGATTCTGGTTTCGATGGTGTATTGCTAGCTTATGCTCAAAAAGGCGACCCATTTACTGTTTTAGCAAATAGCATAAACCCCGAAAGTAAGATGGAATACATAGTTGCAGTAAGACCTTATTTAATATCACCACAATATGTTTCAGAAATAGCTAAGTCGTTTGAAGACATATCTCCAGGAAAGCTTTCTATTAATGTGGTCCCAGGAAACATAGTAGATTCAGAAATAAATTATAGGGGAGTTCTTGGGAGCGTGAGTGATTCTTCTTTTCAAGAAGATAGAAGATTATATATGGGCTCTTGGCTAAAAGAATATAGATCATGTAGAAAAACCGAAAACAGAATATACATATCTGGACATCACCCAGATGTTATAGGGTATTCCGAATATTCAGATTTTCTAATAATGAATTATTACGTATATACAACAAGCCATAAAGATGTTTACTCCCCCAAACCCTTGTATCTTTCTATGTCCCCAGTAATAGGGGGAAACCCTAAAAAAACTGCCGTAGAAAATGTTGTTACTACTCCAGAGGGGTTAACTGACGTAATAAAAGATTTAGAACTATCTGGTGTAGAGGGGATATTTTTCCACAACACTCATTCTCAACAGATATACTACTTAATGGAATACGTTAAAAAATATAAGAATTTATAGGTTGTTGTCCCATTGAACAGTTTAAGGTATAATATGCTTAGGGCTATGCCTTAAGCCATTAGGAGGCTATAAAATGAATTGGATACAAGATACTAAAAACGATGAGCTTATGACAGAATACTCATCAAAGCTTTCAATAGATTTAGCAAAAGAGCAAGGGATTGATTACGATTCCCTCTCTGTAGAAGAGTGTCAAGCCAAAGGTGCTGAATTGACAGCTAGATGGTTTGAAGAAAGAACTGATACTGAGGCTGTGGATTATTTGGTCGACACTTATGGAAGTGAAACAGATAAGAAGTCTTACAAAGAATGGTTAATTGAGAGGTCATAATGTCAATATTAAATTCAACGTCACCATCAAGCAAATATGATGAGTTAGGTATTTATTATAGAAAAAATTTTTTAAGCCAAGAAGAAATAGAATTTATTTCTAACTATTGCTCTTCAAATAAACTTGAAGATGTAAAATACGAATCTGGTTATGTTAAATCTGATTTTATCAAAGCAAAACAAGAAGGCTTCGACCAGCTTAAATCTATAATTTCAAAAATAACAGATAGCATGAAAGTTGTATATGCTACAGAATCGATTTATGTTAACATAGCAAAAAGTTTAGATGTTTCTAATTTAGATCCCGTCGCATCCCCATTGAATCAAGCTTATTCACTTAAAGATACAAACGAGGATAACGGGGTTATTGTAAAAAAGTTTACGCTGCCAGCAACCGATGGCGAGATAGTAACAAATGACGGAAAGGCAGACCCAGCTTGGTGCATTATAGTTGGATTAACAACAGACAATTTTACAGAAGGCGGAGAAATAAATGTAGGGTCCGTTTCTGAAAAGATAAACTCTGGAGACGTTATTTGGTTTAAAGGAGATGTTTCTACAGAGTTTTCAATATCCAGTTTTAATAATTCTGCAGTTGGTGGTGTGTCAGGTGGAGAAGTTACTCCAAAAACAGTTAAGAGTGTTTTAGATTTAACGTTAACAGATGACGTTAACGGTTATTGGTCATCTTAATATAAATGTCAGGGTGGACAATAGTCGAAGACTTTTTGTCTGAGAGAGAAAATGAAATACTTTTAGCTCAATGTGAAAAAATATATAACGATACTCCAAAATTAGATAAATTTTTGGGTGGGTATGATGTATTTGAAAATCACAGTTCTAGCAGAGAAATAATTAGAAAAGTTTTTTCTTTTTCGGAGTCTTTTTTTAAAGGAAAGCATATAGTCAAAAATGACTTAAGATTAATAACATGTTTTGCAGCTAGGCTATCAGAAAATCTTGAGTATACAAGACATCAAGATAGAAAACATTTTTATCCAGAACAAAAGGAAGGGGATGTTATATACACATCCCTATTATATTTAAACGATAATTATGAAAATGGAGAAATTCATTTAGAAAATCCAGCTCTCCCTAATGAGGATCTTAGGAAAGACGGAGTTGTTCTTGAGGGTGATGTTAAACTTAGACCTAAGCCAGGAACTTTAATATTGATGACAGAAGATGTATATCACACAGTATTTCCAGTAACTTCTGGTGCAAGATATAATTTTACAATGTTTTTTTGTGACACAGATTCAAAATTTAAAAAAGTTAAAGAATTACTTTAATAACCTTTCGTCACATATTCTTTTTGATCAGTAAAAACTTTATCTCGATAAAAACCTTTGGTTTTTAAAAATGCTGGTAGCACGTATCTCATTGGCCCTGCCGCAACATGTCTAACTCCATGATTGAATTCATCATTTCCAGGAAAAATTAAAAGATCTTTGGGTCGTGGCTTCATTTCATAATTTATATTAGGCCAGAATATCTCTCCAGCATTATAGTCATCATGTATGTATATAACTGCAGCATATCTAATAGATGGGTCTGTATGTTGATCTGTATGGGCTACTAATTCAACACCTTCGTACATTCTTTGAAAAAAATAAAATCCAGAACATTCAACTTCTTCTGAACCAGAATCAATGACATCCTGCAATCTTTGTGTAACAATGTGATTTAATTGATTTTCTATAAATTCTAAATTTTTATCATGCCAATTGGAGGTTATTTCAAATCTTCCTTCTGCTACTAAATTGTCTACATCATCTCTACCAAATTTTTCCATACAAAAATTTTTAAGGTTATTTGTATACCAGCCTTCCCAGTCTTTTTCTGTAGCCGAGTTTATAATCTCAAAATACTGATTAATTTCTTCGTCTGTTATAAAATCATGAACTACCAATAACCCATCAATAGGAGTGGATGTCTTGTACCCAAAGTTATTCATTTCTTTTTCTAAAAAAGTTGTCATAATTGTATTATATCAAAACGAAACCCCTAATAAGAGGCGGATCCTATTAGGGGTTTCTGCGCTTTTGGCGCAAATGCATGGGGGCAAAAGCCCGCACCATACAATATTATTTAATTAGTTCTTTTTCAGCTAAAACATCATAAACCGTAGTTAATGTATGCTCTATTGAAGGCTTGCTTTGTTCTGTAAATTTTTCTACTTCATCTTCTGGCATTCCACTCATAAGAGCCATATTTTTATTAACTTCGCTGAATGTTTCAACCATAAGTGCAATTATTTCTTCTTTAGTCATTATTTTCCTCTGATCTGAATGCTGGGGAGGGTCCCAGCAAGAATCCCTCTTTATGATATTCTATCATTTTAGATATTTTAAGTCTAGAGTCCTCATCTTTTGCCAGCTCGTTAGCAATAAGAGTCATTATGTCATATATTCTATGAAGCATTATATAATTGACCATAGGCAAATTATCTTCTAGATCTTTAGGTTCATCCATTATACTTATTTTCACCTGTAATATCAACCAATGTATCTGCCAAAGTTTTATTACCCTCTAATTGTTTTTCTAAATATGACACAAAATGTTTTGTGACCCTATCGGCAATAAATTCTCTAGGAATATGAACACAGGGAATAACCATAGATAAATCCAATATTAAATCTTTACTATAGTTGCTTTTTTCCATTTATTAAACCTTCCATTTTTTTATAAAGGTGAATTCCAATATATTTTTTGTAATTGCAGGAAAGGCAGTATAAGAATATTTGTTCTTCCCCGTCCTCATTTGCAAAAAGAAGGCCTTGGTCCAGTGGGCAATCCATCTGTGGAACAAGACCCTCTCTTGCGAGGGTTAAATATTTAGACACCGCTTGGATCTTAATATTTATCTCCTAACTACTTTTGAAATTGAATTATCAATTTCTTTGCTTTTGGTATAGAATTTGGCCAAGATGACCAATCTATTCCGCCTTTAGTCATATAATACGTTATCTCTGCGTTTATGACTGGATCAAATAACAGTACATTTGATCTCAATTTGAATTTCTCTCTACGATCCGTGCCAAGAGTTCCCAGCATATTGATCTGAAAAATTCCGTAGGAACTGTCTCCAGTATTCCTGTTGCCATTGTAAGCCATAGGGCGTCCGTTGGACTCCGCCTTGGCAATGGCCCACGCCATTTTAAGAGCGCTTCCTTCAAAACCAACAGACTTGAGAAGTTTAACCAACTCTTCATCTGTAAGCATTTCTGAAGGCTTGTATACAGTTTTGCTGAATTTTTCCAGCGTTTCTTTTTTCAGTTGTGCTTCTGTTTTAGATTCTACCTTTAGTGCAGGTAGAGCTAGCGCAGGTATAGCTTCTGCAGATTGAATGCTTGCAGCTGGCGAACCAGAATACAAAAACATTAAACCTACCGCTATTGCAACATAATGATGTAAAACATCACTAAGTTTTTCTTTTATATCCTCCATTGGCATTTCCTCCATTAGAGATAACGGACTATAATAATAACATTCTTTTATAGTATATGTCAAGCTAGTTGACTAAAAAAAATATATAAAAACGCTTCCTTTGTATATATATATTTGGTAGAATTAGACTCTTATTAATTAAAATTTAAACCGCAAGGCGGAGAGAAGGTATTATATGTCAAAAGTTATTGAAAACCCATATGAAAATTTTATTGCATTATCCAGATATGCAAGATGGATATCAGATGAAAACAGAAGAGAAAAATGGGGAGAAACAGTAGATCGTTATTTTAACTTTATGCTGGATTATCTAAAGAATAACTTTAACTATACACCTAATAAAAAGCTTGTAGATGAATTAAAAGAATTTGTATATGACAGAAATGTAATGCCTTCAATGAGAGCAGTAATGACTGCGGGTCCTGCTCTTGACAGAGATCATGTTGCAGGATATAACTGTTCATTTGTTCCAGTTGATTCACCTCGCTCATTTGATGAAACTATGTATATCTTAATGTGTGGAACTGGTGTAGGCTTCTCAGTTGAGTATAAGTATGTTAACAAACTTCCTGCCCTCCCAGAATCATTTGAAAAAACTACGACTACAATCGTTGTTGAAGATTCTAAGAATGGGTGGGCAAAATCTTATCGTGAACTTTTAGCAATGTTGTGGGCAGGACAGATTCCTACAATCGATGTTTCAAAGTTGCGACCAGCAGGAGCACGTCTTAAAACAATGGGAGGCCGTTCATCAGGTCCTCAGCCATTAATCAATCTTTTTGATTTTACGATTGCCAAATTTAAAGCAGCAGCAGGCCGACAGTTAAAGCCAATAGAAGCTCATGACATTATGTGCAAAATTGGAGAAGTTGTAGTTGTTGGCGGAGTTCGTAGATCTGCAATGATTTCACTATCAAACATTAACGACATCGAGATGGCAGCAGCAAAATCTGGCAACTGGTGGGAGAAAAACTCACAACGTGCATTATCAAATAACTCAGTAGCGTATTCTCGTAAACCAGAAATGGAACAGTTTATTGCAGAATGGAAAAATCTTTATGATTCAAAATCAGGTGAGCGTGGCATATACAATGTTGCTGCAGCTCAGAAACAAGCAGCAAGATGGGGTCGGAGAGATCCAGAGATTCATTATGGAACCAACCCCTGCTCAGAAATTATCCTTAGACCGTATCAGTTCTGTAATCTATCCGAAGTTGTAATTCGTGAAAATGATACTTTAGCTGATATTGAAAACAAAGTTAGATTAGCTACGATTCTTGGAACCTGGCAATCAACACTTACAGACTTTAAGTATCTTCGTAAGATTTGGAAGGACAACACAGAAGAAGAAAGATTACTTGGAGTATCTATTACTGGTCAATTTGGACATAGCTTTATGTCTGGGAAAGAAGGACTAGAAGAATTAGGTAAGTTCTTGTCTGAGATTCGTGACCTTGCAAGAAATGCCAATAAAGAAGAAGCAGCAAAGATTGGAATCAATGAGTCTACTGCTATCACCTGTGTCAAGCCATCTGGAACTGTTTCACAACTTACTGGAGTTTCTTCTGGCATGCATCCGTGGCATTCTGAGTATTATGTTAGAACTGTGCGGGGAGATCAAAAAGATCCCCTATCAACATTCTTAAAGGAAGTCGGTATTCCAGTAGAAGATGATGTAATGAAGCCTAACGACACATATGTATTCTCATTTCCAATAAAGGCACCAGAAGGCGCTATTGTACGAGATGACCTTACAGCTATTGATCATTTGAATACATGGCTCGTGTATCAGCGTGAATGGTGCGAACATAAACCATCAATTACTGTTTCAGTAAAAGAAGATGAATGGATGGAAGTTGGAGCCTGGGTATATAAACACTTTGATGAAGTATCTGGTATTTCATTCCTGCCTCATTCAGATCACTCATATAAGCAAGCTCCATATCAACAAGTTACAGAAACTGAGTATTTTGAGCTTTTAGCAAAAATGCCATCATCTATTCGCTGGGAAGATTTATCTTTTTATGAGACAGAAGATGGAACAAGTGGGACACAAACACTAGCATGTACCTCTGATGGAAATTGCGAAATTGTAGATATTACTCCTTAGTGGTACAATAATAATATTGGGTTAAAGCCCAAAATTCCTGGGCGCCCGCCCAGAAATAGGAGGTCTTAATGAATCAAGATCTTAATAATGATGGAAAGG